AACAAACATGCTCATAAGCCACCAATGGCTGGCGTGCAATTAATTGTTTAACAGATGAGAGAAGAGAATAGTACCACACGCCCTTTACTAATGGTGTCACTGGCTAAAAAGACTGCGAATATATTCGAATATACCAAAGGAGTGATGAATCACTTCATTGGTTCTTGTTATTTTCTGGACGAAGTGGTAAACAGCTATGAGAAAGGACGAGATCTAAGGATCTTGTACCTCGCCTATAACCTACAACTTCCTGATTCTTACTTCCACTACGTAACTAATCCGTTAAACTCTTCAAATGCTGATTATCAGAACTGGCCAGCTAGACTACGCCAGTATTCTATAATCCGTCCTAACATTACGTTATTGGAAGGTGAGTATGATAAACGTCCGTTTAGTTTCACTGTAAAGGTGAACAACTCAGACGCTGTTTCCATCGCCAGAGATAAAGAATACCAAGCTCTCTTACAGACTCTTGAACAAATGTTCATAAATGAGTTAAATCAAAGAGGAGCTCAAACAGGACAGCCTACCCAAGAAGTAGAGCTTCCTACAAAGATAAAAGCTAAGTTCCAGGCAAATTATATGGATGAGAGAGCAGTTCAGGGAGAAGCTGCCTTAAATATCCTTGTAGATGAGCTGGCCTTAGAAGAACATTTCAAGAAGATGTTCAAGGATTGGCTAATTGCCGGAGAAGTATACTCTTACAAAGGAGTACGTGGCAATGACCTAGTTTATGATCGTGTATCCCCGCTCGACATTGATTTTGATAAATCTCCTGACACTGACTATATTGAAGATGGTCAATGGGCAGTTCGTCGTATGTTCCTAACCCTTGCTGATGTTATTGATCATTGGTATGATGAGCTATCAGCTCAGGATATCGATATTATTGAAGAAAGCACAGGTGGATATGTCTTTAAAGGCTCTGGAGCAGCTGGTTTCGAGACTAGTAAGAGCGACGAGGACTTACGTAGAAATAAGATCGAAGTTTATCATGTTACTTGGAAATACATGACAAAAATAGGAATCCTTTCTTACACTAACCCTATGACTGGGGAAATGGAAGAAATGGAGGTTCCAGAAACCTATAAGCAGACTGGGGATGAAATAATAGACTGGTACTGGGTAAATGAGGTTTGGGAAGGCTACAGGATAGATGCTAACTCAGAAGGTATTTACGTAGGGATTAAACCAGTCCCAATGCAACGTAATCGTATGAATAACTTCTCAGAATGTAAGCTACCTTACAACGGGAAGAAGTTTTCAGATACTCATGCTCAAAACATCTCTATTCTTGAGATGGGGATGCCTTATGAAATTCAACATCGTATTCTCCACTATCAATTAGAAAAGACAATTGCTAAGTCTAAAGGTAAGATTCTCCTAGTAGACCAAAACTCTATTCCTAGAGGTAATGGTTGGAATGAGGAGAAGTTCTTCTATTGGGCTGAAGCTAATGGTTGGGGTATCCTTAACCGTAATCAGGTTGGTGTAGATAAGAGCTTTAACCAGTATCAGGTATTAGACATGGGCTTATATCAGCACATTAATAACCTGATTGAGATCATGGAATATGTGAAGACTGAGTGGGATGAGCTTGTTGGTATTACCCGTCAACGTAAAGGTAAGACAGAAACTTCAGAAACTGCTACAGGGGTATCTGCTGCTGTAAGCCAGTCAGCTGTTATCTCTGAGCGTGTATTTACTCGCTTTGAGGAATTCATTCAGCGTGAATTAGCTGGTCTTCTAGATTGTTCTAAGATGGCTTGGATTAATGGTAAGAAGAGACAGTGGTTCGGGGATGATATGAGATCTGTTATGCTAGATATAGATCCGGTTAAATACACTGAAACAGAGTATGGTGTTTATGTCTCTAAATCCCCGAGAGATATTCAATCTCTGGAAATGGTTCGTCAACAGATCCAAGCTTTCGCTCAGAATGGTATGCCACCTTCTGCCTTGATTGATGTTGTAAGAGCTAGATCCCTTTCAAGACTACAACAAATCCTTAAAGAGCGTGAAGCTGAGTCTATAGCAGCTCAACAACAATCCCAACTTTCTGAGCAGGAAGCTGCCGAACGTCTGGAAATGATTAAAGGTCAGTATGCCGAATTGTTATCTCAGTTAGAAACTGATAAGATGAATGCAGAATACGACCGTAAGGAGACTATTGAGCATATTAAAGGTGCTTATAGCACATACTTCAACGCTAAGGGTGATGGAGATAACAATGATAATGGAATCCCTGATCCAGTTGAGGTTCAAGCTAACCTTCTGGAGGCGGAAGATATCCGTACTTCAGCGGATATTGAACGTATGAAGCTGGCTATTGAAGATAAGAATAAGAACAGAGAACTTGATATAAAAGAACAGGAAGTAGGACTTAAGAAACAAGAAATCCAAGAAAAGGCTAAAGATCGCAAACTGAAAGAAAAGGAGATCACAGTTAAAAAGCAGATCGAAGATAAAAAAGCTAGTGTAGCTGCAAAGAAGAAACCTAGCGGAGGAAGTAAGTAATGGAAAATATTGAGTTAAAGAGTTCAGCAACTAGCTTTGTTGGATCCGTTCTTGGGATGATGTTTGGTTGGATTGATGTTAATCTAGCCCAGGAAACTATTCAGGTAGCTGTGATAAGTACGATTATCGGTTATCTAGGGGGTAAACTCCTAGCTATTATTGATAAGTTCGTCAGTGAGAAATTTAGTAAGAAAAAACCTAAAATAAAGCGTGAATAAGCTTAATAGTCTATGCAACAGGCCAATTCAAGCGGCATGTTTATAGAATGACTATTTTTGAATCAACAAACTAAAAACTAGAGCACTATGGCAAAGAAACTAAAGGAAGTATCACCTTCCTTGCTTGACTTTGGAGAAGAAAATCTCCTAGCTAGTCAAGATCTCTCTAACACAGATGATGTGGAGGATACTGAAGAGCTTGAAGGTAATGAACCCGAAGTTGAAGAGGAAGAAGAGATTGAAGTACCCAAACCTCAACCTAAGAAAAAGGACGCTGCTACTGTAGCTCCTAAAAAGAAAGAGGTTAAAAAAGAGGAACCACCAATTGAGGAAGAAGAAGAGGAAGATTCCCCTGAGGACCCGGAGCAGTCTGAGGAAGAAGATGAAGCCCAAGACCAACAACAATTCTGGCAAGAAGTAAGTAAGATTACTGGTGTCGAATTAGAGGTTGAGTATGGAGAAATCGACCCACTATCGCCACAAGGGGTAGCAATGAGGGAGAAGGCTCTAGGGGAGAAAGTCATTGATGATTTCTTAGGTAGACTTGAAGAAGAATATCCCGCAGTTTATCAAGCACTCCAATATGCACACGCAGGAGGAGATGTAAGAGAGCTGTATCAGGAAGATAAGGATTATAGTAAGATTGTTATTCAAGATGATGATGAAGATCACGCTAAGCTAGTCCTCTCTGATTATTACCAACGTAAAGGTTTTAATGAGGCAAGAGCTAAGCGGATGATTGCAGCCGACGGAGAAAGCGAAGAAGGTCTTGTTGCTACGGCTAAGGCAGCTCTCGCAGAAATGGTCGAAGAACAAACTGCAGATCGTCAGTCTAAACTGGAAGAAAAGCAGAGAGCAGCACAAGCTCAACGCCAAGCTGACCAGAAGTTCCTCACATCTATTAGCAGTCTGATTGAATCAGGAAAGCTTGACTCTTTCCGTATTCCCGACAAGAAAGAAGCTGCACAATTTATGCAGCATCTCCGGGGATCGATTCAAAGAGATGGTCAAGGTGGTTATCTATTGGTAACTCCTGTAGATTCTACAAAACTTGAGAAACAGCTACAAGCTGAGTACTTCAAGTTCAAAGGAGGAGACCTCTCAAAACTAATCACAGTAAAAGCTGAAACAGAGAATACTAAGAAGCTTAGACTAAGATTACAAGCTCAAGAAAAAACTCCTAAATCTACAACAACGCCTAAAGCAGCGTTTGGTAGCATGAGGGATCTAGAAGTGTAAAAATTAATAAACAATAAAGTAGTATGGCAGGAAATCGTGGAAATAAATTCCGCTTCCAGGTACAACAAGATATCTTTGACGCAAATGCGATGTTGGATGAAAACAACTTCTATGCACAGCGTCATGGTAAACCTGCGGAGCTCTCGATGAAACTTACCTGGCTGTTGGGGGATAACACGAAATCATTCCCGCTAGCTATGGCAACTATGGGTGATATTGTAAATACATCCGTAGGTGGTTTCAAAAAAGCAAACAACAAAGTTCGTGAGCTAGATGACATCCAATTCACATGGCCAGTAATGAGCCGTCTGAATAAGGCTGCAATCGTAGCTGTTACGAATTCAACAGCAAACCAAGGTCTGGGTCACAGCACATTCAACCTGACATTTACAGACAACTGGATTAAGCGTAACTATATGATTGAATCTCCTCTTGGAATTCAAGCGTATGTTCTGGGAGATCCTGTTAAAGTAAGTGAAGGTTACCAATACACTCTACAACTTAACGCCGTAGGTGAGACAGAGATCTGTCCTGCATCTGAGCTTAAGGCTGGTGTAATGTGGTCTGATCTTAACACATTTAACCCTGAGTCTCAATCTAGAGGTACAGAGTTCAAGCGTGTTGCTCCTGGTAAGTACAAGAACCAAATGTCCTTCATCCGTCTATCTCACCAATGGGCAGGTAACTCAGCAAACAAGGTAATGTCTATCACTATCGATCCAGGTAATGGTGGCAAACCAATGAAGCTGTGGATGGACTTCGAACATTATCAGTTCGAGAAAGCATGGCTTGAAGAATGTGAACACTTATTCTGGTATTCACGTTACAACCGTCAAGCAAACGGTGAGATCCCTCTAAGAGATATCCTAACTACCAAGGTAATTCCTACTGGTGCTGGTATCCTTGAGCAGATCAACAACTACTCAACATACACTCGTCTGACTTACAACTATCTCCAAAACGTAGTAGCTAACGCTCTCTTTGGACAGTCTGATACAGATGGACTAAGCATCACACTTTACACAGGTCGTGGTGGTATGAGAGAGTTTGACCGTGCAATGAAAGAAGCGGGTATCACTCAGATGGCTATCGAAGGTGGCGCAGGTCTGAAGTTTATCACTGGAAACAACTATGACCTAGCTGTTGGTGGTTTCTTCAACACAATGTACCATATCGATGGATAC